CCTTGCGATGCATCATACTCTGAGAAATCGTCCTCCAAAAAGAAGAAACCATCACTCACGCAATCAGCGTACCACTGACCAATCGCCTCAACAGTACTCCCCGAGGTATAAAAATACTTCGGCCACTCCCTCTTCTTTCCGTCCAGAGGCACTTCTGCCGACTTGGCGAGTCCCTTAGAAAGTGCGGAAATAAAAGGCCCAAGAGCTATATTCACCTCAGGAATCTGGAGCCCTTGGATACCCCTGCTGGCCTTATCCAGCCGGGATTTGAGTGGTGCGTCGAGCTCGTACATAGGAGCAATCACCTCGGACTTGGTGAAAAACTGCCTAATGTGAAACTTTTGATTGTCCCACAAACCCACATTATCCGAAAGGAACTGGGTGTACGCGCGTCGCTTCCCTGGGTCAATGGTGAGAAGCCAATTCTCCTGAGAAATCGGTTGCAGGCATTTCCTTGTTTGATATACCAAGTCAGGAACGAATTCCTGCGCGGCAGTATCCCACAAAGAAGCACTGAACCTACCCTCAGGGGTTGGTTTCAACACGTGTCGACGAGTCAAAGCGACAGCCTCATTGTGCCGCGATGACGCCATGGAAGTAGGAACAGCATAACACAATGCCGGTCCAACGCAAAAATATTGTCCAGGTTTGGCCTCGGCCTTACCGACCCGCTGGAGAACTTTAACCGACGACCCGCCCTGAGGTTTAAAAAACTCGGACTCGACGTTGGAATTCTGCTTGTCCACTTTCACAATCCACTCCGATGAAACCTTGAAGGTACGGGGGTGTCCTTCAAGCATTCCTCGCATGTTGCCGATGACCAATCTCCCGCAGTAGGCATCCACAAGGGAGCTAGGGGTACAGGAAACTGGCGGCACATACTTGGGCCCCTTAGGTTTTGACACCTTCGGGGGTTTCGGGGGTAGACGTGGCAGTGCATCAATGTGGCTGAGACAGAGCACTGGTTCCGGTAAGGGAGTGAAAGGGGTCACGACTGAGGTTTGGGTAACTGACAAAGGCACAAAAATTTCTTCATCGTTTACAGAGTAAACAAGCGGTGGTGCACTAGGCACGGCCGCCCCGGGTGGGGGAGACACGTCCAGGATAGCGTCCATTGGGTCGCCTTCCTTAACGTCCTCTTTCTCCCTCACCTTAATGAAGTCAAAAATGCGCGATTCATCAGCACCTACTTGCCAAAAGTCGATAGAGTCCGGCCCTACGTCGAGAACTTGGTGTGATCGTGGTACACCTACGGGACGTAAAACCTCGCTCTCCTTTCCCTCCTCCAGGAGATCCAGCACAACTGACCCACCCTCAAGGGGACCATCAGCAGGGGCACTCCGCGCCTCTGACCTATCAGATTCAGGACGATCCAGGATTTCGGACCCCCTACGCGCACAACGCTGAACGAAGCGTCGCACCTTGTGCCTCCAGAAAGCAGCAAGCAATGCAACACAACCAGCAACAAACCCACACAGCATGGCTTTACCATGACTCACCCTCTGAGGGGGTGTGCCTCCCGTGAACGGACCCCCTGCACTGGGGGCGGTAGATACCAACCACAAAGTGATGAAAGCCGTGCCCAAGAGTGACCCTAGGCAGAACTTCAACCATGGAAACCTTTTGGTGCGCTTTGGAAAAGTCAGCGCAAGAGCGTGGTCATCAAAATCTTCCTGGTACTCGGGAACAATGCGCAGCGATGCAGTCTCTGAAGCAGTGAACGCACAGAAAACACAGAGCACAGTAGCAGCAACGAGCGTACACTTTGTTTCACCCTCCGCAAGGTTATGCGTGTGAATATGGTACTGAACGAAGCGCTTGAGTGCCTCAAATGTCTCAAGGTTTCTTGGCTTATAGAGAATGTGCGTAGCAGCATCATCCACCAACTTGGCAGGGAGACGATGAACCTGGCCATTAGGTTCTTCGTAGTCGATCCATCTTCCGAGGCGTGTCATAAAGCCCTTCCGACCTTCCGTCAGGGCAAAATTCCACAGCTCACTTGACTCCTCATTGGCGGCAACAGCCAAGAGGGCCTTCCCGCGTCGATCCACGACGGGTTTGACAACAGGACGAACAGGGACGAGATGAGAGAGAATAGAAGGTTGTTTTCTTTCTTCAGACATGTTTGAGAAAAGAATGTGACAGGTGCCGCTTAGGATTACCCGCTATGGGCTTTCGTGGCGTCAACACCTGTCTGGGGTTAAAGTGCGTGCGGCGTGCCCGGGAAACGCCCCGGGCATCCACGGTGAGGATACCCCATATGGCTGCCTCCTAAGAGTATAGCCACTAGGGTCCCGCCGTGGGAATGTGAGGTGCATTAGATAAGCATACAGTTTTCCCCCCAAACACCTTTCGCCAACTTTAGACCGTGCAGACAGACAAGTCAGCAGGTCACCATTGACTACTTGAACCCAAGTTTCCCTGGAATGTTTGGAATCGCAGTGTATGTCTCTTGAGATTAACGTCCATGAGCGTATCAATCTGAGAAGGTTCTCAAGCCAGTTATCTTTTAAATACTCCACCCTAAACCAGTCCGTAGAGAGGTGTCGGGAAGGAGCCTGGGTCTCACCCTTTGCATCTTCACCCACTAACGGAGTACAGGACCATG